TAGCCTATTTTCCCAATTGTGTCATTTTCAATGACATTTGAAACATCAGAATATTTGTATTCATTTTTATGAATATTGTGGATATGGCTCATTTTTTCCTATTATCATTGATGGTGGTAATGGTATTGCTGAACCTGTATAATTTTTATTAGTTCCATTATAAAATCTAAAATCTTGGAAAAATGCTCCATATTGGCCAGATAGTACTCCACCAAATAAATTAGTTTGAATTGATGAAGTATTAATATTATTAATTGCACTAAGTGCTCCACCTCCAATTAAACTTCCTGATAGATAATATTTTATTTCTCCTACACTACCTTGTACACTACCTGTCGAATAACTTACAGCAAAATGATAAAATTTATTTGGTTGTTGTGTTGCACCAGAAGTTCCATAAACTATTTGCTCTCCAGTAGATTGTCCATTTCCATAAGCTCCTATAAATCTACCAGTATTAGTTACATAATTAGGTTCAATAACTTGGGCTGAATTTCCACTCCAACCTACATTAGTTCCATAAGAAGAACCAGTTGTCCCTCCAATGGTAGTAAGATATTTTCCCATAAATCCTCTATTAACTGAAGCTCCAATAAGTGTACTTCCAGAAAAGAAATTTTGTGGGATTACATCATATGCTACATATGCTTCCATTACCCAATTACTTGATGTTCCTATATTAGTTCCACCTCTAGTTGCCATTGAGCTAGAATCTGAAGATAATAATATTATTGCACTTCCACTAAAGTACATTGAAGTATTATATCCTGAACTAGCAAAATTATTAACAGTAGTTGAACCTGTATAGTATGATGCTGATAAAGATTGTCCACCTTGTTGACTAAAACTTTGTGTTAGTGTACAAGTATAATTTGGACCTTGCTTATAATATTGACCGGTTGAATAATTTAATACAGCTCCACTTACAATATATGCAGCTATATCATCATATTCCATCACTTGATTGAATACATTTACATATCCATTTCTGAATATTGTTCCAGGTATTGCTACAACTAAACTTGCTGAATAAGCATCAACTCTAGGTGTAGGTACAAAAGCTCTACCAACAGGTCTATTTAATCTAGCGTTAGTGACGTTATAGTTTAAATTATACATAAATTACTTTAATGCTACTATGTTACCAGCAGTTGATGATGCAGATACAGCTGTAATAATACCAGGTATAAATCCTGATGCAGATACCATTGTAAATACAGAATCATCCCAAGTCTTTACAATTAATGTACCTATTTCTCCAACATATAATCCACCAGCTGTAAATCCAAATTGAGGATTAGCTTGTCCAGCAGCTGCAAAAGCTGAACCAGATATTGGAGTTACTGCTACACCACCTACGAATTGAGGATTAGTTACATATGAGTTTTGAGTTTCTAATTTCATATTTTGTTTGTTTTATTATTTAACAATTATAACTATTTTTTTATTGATTAAGGTATAGTAAAGTATCTTACACATCTAACATTTTGAGAAGAGCCATTATCACTTTTTGAACGAGAGAATGCAATACTATCAATATATCTCATTCTAAATTGAGTAGATACAGTAGTACCTTCAGTAGAAGTTGCATATGGTTGATTACCTAAATTTGGAATTAGAGCACGATAAGTATTTATCAAATCCATTTCACCTTCAGATGGTAAAACCCAATCTGAATAGCCACCTTCAACATAATCAGCTGCTAATGATGCTAATATAGGACGTGTTGCACACCCAGCTAAAATAGCTGCAGTATTAGTTCCACCACTCCCAACAGCTGCTGATGTACCAATTGTTGTTCCACTACAGCCCCATGTTGTAAATGGAAATGTTGTTCCAGCATAAGCATCATTCAATGCTACTACAATTCCACCTGTATAATTTGGCGCAGTTCCATCTAATTGTATTATTATTCCACCATATGCAAATGCTCCGATATATAATGGATTAGTTCTTAATATCATTCTTTGTGAACCTAACATCACATCATTTATTAAAGTATTTCCTATATAGACTGTTTGCATATTAAGAATTTGTAATCTCTACCCAATTAATTATTTCTTCATTCCATACAAAGAATTTACCTTCTTCATTTGGAACTTGTATTGGTGCTTTCCAATCACATATTTGTTCATCAAAAAGAAAAGATGGGAATGGTTTAGGAGGAATAAAAGCATCTTTGCTTTCATCGTATGTATATCCTAATCCAGCATAATTCATTCTAAGTGGAGTACCACCTAATTTGTGTACTCCGTGGAAAGTATTATATGAAGTTCTTTTAGCTCCATAATATACTTCCCAATTATAAGGATTTCCGTTTTCATCCAATACTATTTCATCTTCGTCTTTTCCAACGAACATATCTACTACTATGTTATTTTCATCTAATACTGCGTAATGTGCCATATATTATTTTTTTAATTATTAACTAAATGTTACTGTATCGGTTACTCCAGCTGCAGTGATTGTATATACTTTTCTACTACCAACAGTTGCTGATGTTTGAGTTACACCAACTGAGAATGTTGCTGAATTTGTTGAAGGTATGGATATAATAATAATACCACTACCACCTGCACCTGCTGTACCTAATGTAACACCTTCTCCACCACCGCCGGAGCCAGTGTTAGTTCCACCATTACCACCATTACCATCTGCGCCAACATCACCATTACCTCCAGAGTTTAGAGCAGTTCCACCACCAGTACCAGCTCCACCATTGTAGCCGCCTCCACCGCCGCCTCCGCCGATTCCTCCGTTACCACCTGTTGCTCCTGCTCCTTGAATTCCACTTCCACCACCTGCTGCCCAGTAGTAATTATTTCCATCAATATTATGTAATAATCCAGCACCACCTGCTCCCGCTACTGTCCCTGCAGGACCTGCTTGTCCAACAGCACCAGCTCCTCCACCACCTGAACCATAATAAGGTGCTGGTGTGAATGTACCAGTGTTTCCACCATTATATCCCTGATTTGCCGTTCCAGTTCCTCCTGTTGATGTTGTTGACCCTGCTACATATGTTCCGCCTCCGCCTCCAGACCCACCATTTAAACCATTTTTAATTCCTGCTGTTGCTGAGAAGCCACCTCCACCTCCACCTCCAGTAGATACAATATAAATTGCACTTCCTGTAATATATGAATCGCCACCATTACCACCTTGAGCAGTTGTTCCACTACCAGCAGATGCACCTGCAGCACCTACTTTAATATTATATGCCACACCAGCTGTTGGATTCCATGCTGATTCTGCAGCTCCTCCTCCACCAGAACCTGTAATATTTGAACGTAAACCTCCTCCTCCGCCACCTGCAACTCCACCTCCTCCGCCACCACCTGCAACTACTAAGTAGAATGCTGATAATGCAGCTACTGGAGGAGGAGTAGTTTGTGCAAAATTTGTTGTATTTGTAATTAATACTTTATTTGTATCAAAACTAAATAATTCTAAAAGGTCTAATGAACCAATTGCTGGAGTAGGTACATATTGTGAACCTGATTTCTGATATACATTTGAACTAAATCCTATTGAAGAACTTACAGCCAATGTTGTTACCAATATTTGTGAGCTTTGTCCACCTAAAGATGCTGTAATAAGAAAATGTGTATTACCTGTACTTACACCTGCTGTGAAGAAATTACTTCTTCTTAAATCAATTGAAGATGTTGTAGCTGATATAGAAGATGATATTACTACATTTCTAATACTACCTGTCACAATTAATGAACCAGTTATTTCAGCTGACCCACTAAAAGGGAAACCAGCTGCACTTACACCAGATGTTCCTGATGTACCATTTGAACCTAATCCAGAAGTTCCTGAAGTACCACTAGTTCCTGATGTACCTGATGTACCTGGTGCACCTGATGTACCTGATGTACCAGAAGTACCACTACTTCCAGCTGTTAAATTACTTCCACTAATCACATACATTGTATTAGGGTCAGTTGTATTACCTGCTACTAAAGTTGCGTATGAAGCTGATGTTATAGTTATTATGTTTGTTACTGCTGGTACATTTGTGTATGTATCGTATATGTTTGAAATAAGACTACCACTATAAATTCCAATTGATTGATTTATTGAGCCAGTCACTCCTAAAGAGCCTGTTATTTGTGCTGAGCCAGTGAAAGGAAATCCACTACCTGCTCCTGCTACTATTATAGATGCCGTACCAGCACTTACAGTTGCTACAACACCACTTCCACTAAAGTTTAAGAATGTTGCTGCTCCTTGCGATATACCCTCATCACCTATTGTTAATATTGTTGTTAATCCAGAAGTACCAGAAGTTCCACTTGAACCACTACTTCCGTTTATACCTGATGTACCATTGATACCAGAAGTACCACTACTACCTGAGCTACCTCCACTTCCTGCAGTACCATTTGTTCCCGATGTACCTGAAGTACCACTAGTCCCACTGCTTCCTGATGAACCACTACTACCAGCAGTTCCGTTAGTCCCAGAAGTACCCGATGTACCGCTTGTGCCACTACTTCCACTTGTACCTGAAGTTCCACTGCTTCCTGATGTACCACTCGTGCCGCTTGTTCCATTACTTCCACTCACTCCACTAGTCCCAGAAGTTCCTGATGAACCTGAACTTCCACTGCTTCCTGATGTACCACTCGTGCCGCTTGTTCCATTACTTCCACTTACACCAGATGTGCCTGATGTTCCTGAAGTACCAGACGTTCCGCTTGAGCCCGAACTACCACTCACTCCACTAGTCCCACTACTACCAGACGTTCCTGATGTGCCACTACTTCCTGCAGTTCCTGTTGTACCATTTGTACCTGAAGTACCAGAAGTACCTGAAGGTGTTTGAGATATTATAAATAAAACTTGCTCATTATTACTAAATGAATATGTTGAGTTTACAAGAGTTACAGGGAATGTCCAATATGTTGTATTGTCTATTGAAGTACCTACTGTCCATTTTTGATAATCCAAATGGTTAGTTTTACTTTGTATTACTATAATTGAGCCTGATGGAATGTTGCTTAAGAATAAATCATTATTAATATTATTTTCATCTAACTCACTTACATTTATTGATGTTGCTGATTGTTGAGTTGCATTATCCCAAATTATATGTCCACTACCAGGGTCACCAGTTGTTGTACCAGTCTTTGCTTGATATTGAAAGAATGTATTCGATTGTCCATCAGCTCCGCTTGTTCCAGAAGAACCTGCAGTTCCGTTTGTTCCCGATGTGCCACTAGTCCCACTGCTACCTCCACTACCTGCTGTACCATTCGTACCACTTGTACCTGATGTACCAGATGTTCCCGATGTGCCACTGCTACCTCCACTTCCTGCAGTACCATTTGTTCCGCTTGTACCAGAAGTGCCTGAAGAACCTGAAGTTCCACTAGTCCCACTGCTACCGCTTGTTCCACTGCTGCCTGAGCTTCCACCACTACCAGCAGTTCCGTTTGTTCCTGAAGTTCCTGATGAACCTCCACTTCCGCTTGTACCACTTGTACCGCTACTTCCTGATGTACCACTACTTCCTGAAGTTCCTGATGTGCCTGAAGAGCCTCCACTACCAGCCGTACCATTTGTACCACTAGTCCCACTTGAGCCGCTTGTACCCGATGTTCCTGAAGAACCTGATGTACCAGAGGTTCCTGATGTGCCACTACTACCGGATGTACCACTTGTACCGCTTGAACCTCCGCTACCAGCAGTACCATTTGTTCCAGATGTTCCTGAGCTACCACCACTACCTGCTGTTCCGTTTGTACCACTAGTCCCACTGCTTCCAGAAGAACCTGATGTTCCTGATGAACCAGAAGTTCCAGATGTGCCGCTTGTACCAGAAGTTCCTGAAGAGCCTCCAGTACCTGCTGTACCATTCGTACCTGAAGTGCCACTAGTCCCACTTGTTGCTGAAGTACCTGAAGTACCAGCCGTTCCGCTAGTTGCTGATGTATATGATGTTCCGTTTATTATTAAAGAGCCTGATATATTAAATGAACCAGTTACTCCACTATCTCCTAATATTTGTTGTCCGCCTACAAAGTTATTTGAACCTGTTGTTGCTAATCCAGATGTGTTAGCATATATGTTAGCCATTGAACCAGTTACATTAGCTTGTATTGTTGGTCCTATAAAGTTTAATACAGTTACAGTACCTTGTGATGTACCTTCATCTTTAATAACGATACCACTACCACTTAATACTAAAGCGTTTACTTGCGCTTGTAAAGATATTACATCTGAATTCAAAGAAGCTGAGGTTGTTTGAAACTCTCCTTCAGTTGTCATTGAATCAATAATATCAGTATTGAATTCTCTTAATTTCTCAGGAGTAATAGCTCCTACATTATTATTAGGAAAATTAGTTTGGTTTACGGCCTCTAATTGTGTTTTATTTAAATTAGACATATTTTATATCTTTGTTTTATTCTGTTGTTCCAATATCAAATCCACTACTAAATCCTCTACTAAATGGTCCTCTATTTCTACCAGCACTTGCAGTCTGTCCTATACTTTGTCCGATTAGTGCACCTTCACAACATTCAGTTGAGTAGGTATCCGAATCAGTACACAAACAAGCTCTACGCTTATTATGTGGAATTGCTCTACCTCTTGTTGGACCGAAATATATTCCAGTCCATTTTCTCATATTTCTACTGTACGATGGTGTTGGCATATTCTATGGATTTAAAGAACCAGTTGCATATATTAATCCTATTCCTTGCTCACCTAAATAACCATGACAGCATTTAAGTGAATAGTAATTACGATTTAAACATAAACATCCACTCTTTCCTCTACCACTTCCTCTATTGTTTTTGCTTGGTGTGTAATACCCAACAGTAGGATGTTCTTTAGGTGGAGCTGGTGGTTGTGCAGGTTTTAATATCGGCATCTGAATTCTTTATAGATTTAACAACTAAAGAGAAAAATATTACTATCCAATCTTTTTCATAGCTTCCTTATGCATGAGTTCTTCTAATTCATTCCTATCTGCTTGGAATGCTAAGTACATTAAACACTTCTCTAATGGTTGGTCCGTTATCTCGTCTACTTTGAGGATATTGTTCCCTGCCAATTGGATAAGCGATGAATAAGATTTCCATTTTCTTCCAAAATTGATTTGATGTTGTGAGGAAGTGCTTTCTCCGTTATCAAAGAGCTCAGGGTAGAATTCAGTAAGTCTTTTAGTAAATTGTTGAAAAAAAAAACAGCCCCAAAATGTACATCCATTGGTACATCCATAAACAGGTCTCCGTTTATATTAGCCTTATATGGTTCTATATCATATAGTGTCTTACCTTTATTAGTTACAGGTCTATATAGAATACTCATTACTTCTGCCCAATTATCATCTATACCTACTGATTGATACTTTGATATATCCACATATGCTCCATAGCTCATTTTAGATAAGTCAGGTTCAAATCCATATTCTATTCCATCTATTGTCACAAACTTCTTTAAAGGATAATCTAATCTGCTTATAAAAGAATACAAGTCATCTCTTACCTTTGTGTATGTATCAATATCTAACGATTGTAAGTATTGTACGGGGAAGTGGCATAGGTGATGAAACATACAAGCTATCACAGCTTCAGGCTCATCTTTATACGCTTCCATATCTTTTCTAAATGCTAAGTAATCTTTAAGAGATACTGCACTCCAGTCTTTAGGTACTTCTATTTCTATTGTTTGTTTCATATTAAAATTGTTTCTTTTCTCTATATTGTTCAGGGTTAATTAAGCTATTATGTATTTCTATCTTAGCTTGTGTAGGCGTTACATTTATTACACCTATTTGCGTTCTATCATAAAGAGCTTTGTACTCCAAATATCTTTGATGCTCCTGATTCCTTTGTGTAGATAGAGTAACTGCATATGCTTTTAACTCTCTTTGTTTTTCAATAGCTGCATCTAATAATCCTTCTAAGTGTTTGATATACTTTGCCATCTCCATAAAATCCTCTTTCTTTAGGTTTTCTAAATCTACTACCATTTCTTTTTGTTCCATATTATTATTATTTAAATTCATCTCTATCATAATGCATTTTAGTCCAACCAAAGTGATTCTTTGTATATGTGTAACTAAATTTCTTTTGTTTAATATCCCAATTACATAACCATAACATAAAAGCTGTTTCAATAATACAATCTTCTAATAATCCTTTTTTAATAGTTTCACCAAATGCATTAGTTAAATGTACCGCATCAGTAACAAAGCTTGCAGCCAATTCCAATACTTCTTCTTTACAAATCCATAATTGGTCATTAAAAAATCCATTACCAATCCATTCATATCCCCAAAATGTTTTCTCAGGACACCATATTTCTTTATTAGTTATTGCTTCCCAATTTAATTCTAATACTGATTCATATATCATATCATTTCTACTCTTAATATAGTAATCATATCCTTTCGGCATATTCTTAATACAATTATTTAAATTCCAATATTGCCAATATAATCTTTCTAATATAGTTCTGAATACTACACTTTTATTTTTACACATCTTTGCCCAATCTGATGTTTCAAAATCTATTTCAGGTGTTATGTATATCTCCTTAGCATTCCATTCTGAATTAATCCAATCGTTATAATCTTCTTGTCTACAACTTACATACAAATCATGCTCACCAATCATTTGTTTATGGTTAGCTATTACATCAGGTGTACTTCTCATCGGACCGGCTAATAGTATTGCTACTCTCATTATCTTACCTTTATTATATATTTGCCGGCAGCTGTTGCTTTGTTACTCAATCTCATCATACAAGCATATCGGGCAGCATCTATTAAGTGATTGTTAAAATCAATAGGCTTATCCAATTGCTTTCCAAATCTATCACTACTCCACTCATACGAATAGAACTCATTGATTAGGTTCTGACATGTCTTTGGTATGTTTATCTTATAGTTGTTCATTACCTGAATACCAAAGTTAATACTATCCTTACCTTTGATTACGGGTTTTATGTTCCATCCTAAACGATATAGCTCATCTATTAAACGAGGTTCTGCACTATCAGCCCATATCTCCTCTCTATCCTTTACTATTCCTCTTAACATCTTATCTATATCTGATGTCACTAATCCTTTCTCATAGCAATGCTCAATCAAATGTATCTCACCATTGTATTTCCAAACTGATACTAATGCAGTAGGGTCTGATGAATAACCAAAGTCCAAACCGAATGCTACAAACTCTGCTTCTTCAGGCAACCATTCCGTTGTATTGAATTGGAATACAGCCTTTTCATTTGTTGTGTATTCACCCAAACCATATACCTTCCATGCTTTCAGATTAGTATGCTGTAACTCCTCAATTGCTTTAACAACAGTTCTTTCCAAATAAGGATTGTTCTTATATGTTGTAAAGTAACGAGTACAATCTTGCATTTGTCTAATCCAGTGGTAAGGTGATATGGTTGGGTTGTAGGATAGTATTATTGGACCTGTTGTACGAATCATTAACTGAAAGTAGCTTGATTCATCTATCTCATTAGCTTCTTCCAGCCATAAGATGCTACTCTTTAATCCTCTTAGCTTGTCACTATCGTCTGTGGATATGAATTGTATTACCGATTCAGTATAGAATGTGTATATCCTATCACTAATATTAAAATCATTTTCATTCCAAACTCCCAAGCTCTGCATGATATCTTTAAAGTCTTTCATCACAGTTCGCTTGAGAGATGGAATTGTTTTACGGACAATGGTTATAGTTTCTTTATTGGATAGCGCCTTTACTATACACCATTGAAGTAAAGCATATGTTTTACCACTACGAGTTCCTCCAATGTGATGAGTAACACGTGTTGGTGTATCTTCCTGATATTGATAGGTTATAGTTGTATTAATTTCCAGATTCATCTATTACCTTTTGTGTTATGTTTACTGATATCTGTTGTATCCTTTGCTCTATCTCAGCTTTCATTTCAATTCTACTTTGTTTAGGTACATTAAATTCTAAAAGCTTTAATGCAATATCAATAGCGGCTTTAGGGTCTTTCTTTTTAATCTCTTGCAAATCAGTAGCTAAAGTATCTAATATTACATTAGTTGCTCTTGATATTGTCAATCGCATTTGTTCAGTACTCCTATTCAATGCGCCGGGAGGCCTACCTTTAGCTATTTTATTTCCTTTTTCAAACTTTGCCATTTTAACGATGTTTTGCCGTTATTTAAACGATTGTGTATTAATTTAACACATTACCTCACCTTTGTAGTTAGACCCTCTTAAATTAGGTTATAATAGGGTTGTACCTAATTCCTGAATGGGTTATAGTTGTTGATGCCAATTCTCATATAGATTCATTCCATACTCACCTTCGGTTGGTATTCCCTTTGTATCATAGTATCTTTGTATTGGCTTACCTAATATATCAAAGTACGCATCCTTCTCTAAATCAACATTCCTAGAATTAATTCCATTTGCATCTATTTCTGAATTACCTCTTTGGTTTGATGTTATTAGTGAATGCTTACTTACTCTATGTATCTCTCTCACAACATCTATTGCGTATTCAGTTGGTAAATGCTCTAAGGTATGTCTACATAGGATTAAATCAATAGACATAGTATCTAGCTTTCTTAATTCTTCTAACATATCTCCACATTGAAATTGAATATTATCTCCACCATACTCTTTTGTATTAATGGCTATCAATTCATTTACAATATCATTTCCAATATAGTTTGGTAATTCATCTTTAATCTCTTTCATCCAAGTCCAATCACCGCATGAACAATCCCATATAGTTTTAATTCCATTTTCCTTTATTATATTCAATAAGATTGTACGAATGTTTTCAGTATAGTCTAATGAAGAACCAGGTCCAGATGCCGGTCCATCAATTCCCCATCCTCTTGATTGGTATGTGTTTGTAAATAATTGTTTTAAGTCTTTCATTTAAAAGGGTTCTCTAATGTATTTTTTATATGTGTCTTTACCTTCTTACAATTTAAAAAGGCTGTACTCTTTGATATCTTTATCTCTCCTGCTAACTTCTCCAATGTCATTTCTTCATTAAACCAATATAATTGTGCTAATTTAGAACTAGCCCATTGCTTTGTATATTCCATTCTCTTTAGCTCATCTACTATATCATTGTATGTTGATTCAAGCTTTGCATCATACTCCTCATCATATTCTGTATCTACTCTATCATCATACACGTCCGAATGATATTGTATCTTCTTATCTCTTTTAATCTTATTTAGGAATCTGGTCTTAATGAATGAATAACAATACATTACATTAAATGAATTCTGTCCCCACCATAAAGCAGGGTTTACTTTCTCTCCACGATATACATAAAGGTCTGCTACTAAGTCTTCTGAAGTATCTTTGTTCTTTGTTATATTATATGCTGCTGCAGATAACCAGTTATGTGATTCTGAATATAAATTAGCTAATCTTCTATTATTTTCTTTATGCTTGTCCATTAATTAATTTACATCTATCAAAATGAGCTCCGAACATACCATTTCCTTTACCAACTTTTCCACAATGAGGACATGTTCTTATTATTTGTGACTGTGCTACTCCACCAAATTTGGATGCATTCTTTTGTATTTTACTTCTTTGATTTTTATTTAATGCCCAAATACCAATTTTGTTTTCTATCTGAGCTTTAGCTCCTAATCCTTTTGCAGCTTCTCTACCTTTTACTCCATATTGATATTGTTGAACATAATCAGTTCCAATGTTCTTTTCAATATACCCATATATTTTTTGTAATTCTATTTCTCTTTTAGCTGCAATATTAATATCATTATAGCTTTCCAAAATAGAATAGTTTAAATATCCCTGTCTCCTAACTCTTTCTTTTGGATTAGTTGAGCATCCAATCTTAACACCTTCTATGTGGTAGATATAATACATACTATTCATTTTCTATTCGTTTAACAAATGCTTGCAAGTCCGAGACGCAGTTACCCCAGTGACGAGCTGATGAAGAACATGTGCATGGTTGCGGAGTATCAGTTCCTCTTACTGCATTACATCTACTCCAAAATATACCTGCTAAGTGTGTTGGAAGGGTATGTGTGATTCCTGCTAAGTCTTGTTTAATACATTGAAACTCCTCTAAACTAAAAGGATGGTATTTACTTTGTGGTACTGGTGCCTCTCCCATATTAAAATAATTTTATTTCGTTACTACATCCAAATAGATTATCTAAATAATCTTTACGTCTTTCACATCCACAATCAGGGTTTTTAAAAAATGTCCAAGCTATCCAACCTGCTAAATTTTTTCCATGGCCTAATGTTACTACATTAATTAAACCCTCTAACCATGTTCCGAATCTCCATATACATTTCATGTTATTTTAGTTTATAAGCTAATTCTGCTGTAATATCCCATCTTAATCCACAACCTGATGTATTTTCTTTTGTAAATAATTTAGTTGGTATTTCTTCAAATCCATATTTGTCCATTTCTGCTTTCCATTCTTGGACTGTTTTTATATTACAATGTACTCTATCTACTTCACCAGTATATGCCCAAATTGCAGCTGATGCATATAAGACTGTATTTTTATGCATATGCTTTTTAATATTATTAATAAATTGTGGAAATGTTTCTGGTTGTATATGTTCAAAATGCTCAAATGAAGTTATTACATCAAATTGTATTATTTCATCCACATCATCTACTATTGTATAATCTACATCAGTTCTTAAAATAATATGATAATCTTTATTAATAGTAGATAATTCTAATGTTTCATAATTACCATCTAAACTTACTGCTAAATAATCTTCACCAAATTCTCTAACTCTTTTAGATATAAATCCTGCACCACTACCAATGTCCAAAAACTTACGAGCGTTTGGATACATTCTTTTTAAATCATCAGCGAATGCGTACATATCATGTTCAATTGCTTCTGATAAACTTATACCATCACCATGTTGATATCCAGGAAAACTATGGTCACTAATGCCTGTATTTTGTATATTAGTTTGCTTTATTTTCATTTCTTAATGGTTTTAATATTGTGTGATAATGATTTACATTCTGTTTACGAGTCATATAATCTAAATTCTCTGGTACATTATTGTTTTTGTTACCATCCTTGTGATTAACCTCTTTACCTTTCGGAATTGGTCCTATAAATGTAGCTGCTACCAATCTATGACCCCTTCTCCATAATCTTTGTTTGTTAGGTCCTTTACCTACAAATAATCCATAGTATGAATATCCGTTTGGATGTATGCGTGGTCTTAATACTTTTAATTCACCTTTAGGATTATATCTTGGAGATATCTTTGTTGTGTAGATGTTTCCATCATTCCCAGCATAATAGTCAGGAAACGATTTTAAATCTCTAATTTCTAATTTTGCCATTGTATATTGTTTGTGTGTATAAATATTAGTAGTTCGTTAAGACATAAAAAAGGGAGCCATAAATGACAATGACTCCCCTGTTGTATAGGATAATAGTTCCGGAAAATCCAAATTTTGGCAAATTAAAAAACCAGAACTGATTATAAATATAAAACTATGTAACATATTCTATCCTAATTATTTTCTGCCAGTCTTTGCAATTCTTCTTGCTGAGCAATATATGCTTTAGCTAATTCTTCCCAATTAATATTCGCGAAAGCCCATTCAACTTCTTCTTTAGTTAATTCATTAAATGGCTTCTTTAATAATTCTTCTAAATTCATATTATTTCTTTTTAGTTAATTTGTTATTAATCAAGTCTACTGTATAGACATCACCAAATAGTTTTTCTATTTCTTTTTCTTTTACTGCTCTTTCAATTGGGTCTAAGTCATACTTGCTTCCAAAGTGATTATCAATCCATCTATTCATGTCAGCTGATAATATATTCTTTGCATCATTTTGAGCTTTAGATTGCATCTTTGCCTTCTCATTGTATGCATCATTTGAATTTTGATTTATATATTGCTGAATGTATTGTTGAATATCCAATGCTAAATCAGCTGCATCTTCTATATCTAATTCAATACTTGTTTCTGATTTACTAATAATTGTTAGTATAATCTTATCACCATTCTTTTTTACATAGAATTCGTTCATATTATCCAAAGTTTACTTTTTTGTGTATATTATTCATTGCGGCTTCTTTAGTAGATGCTAAGTAACTATTAAATTGTACTGAAGCATTTCCTTCATTTTTATAATCAAATGCAAGTTTAGTGTAATGCTTTCTTTCTGAGTCTTTTAATACTAAATTTAAATCTTGTTTTAACCATTGCCACATATTATCTTTCAATAATTCATAAAACTTTATCTCATTACCATTAAAAGCATCCATACCAATACTTTTATATCTTTCACATAATCTAAATAAATTCTGACAAAATTGATATTGTTGATATAATTGACTATTAGCCTGTATTTCAATCTCACTTAAATTATATAAAAACTCCCTGTATCCAGCTAAATTAAGATTTTTAAATTCAATTCTATGCTCCCCATTTTTCCATTCAGTAGACTGTGAGCTATCTACTAATATATTTAGTATTTTATCAAATACTGAATAATTTTCTTTGATGTAATTTGCCATTCATTATATTTTTTATTGTTATGTAAAGATACGAAATTTATTTGAAACTACCAAATTTTAAGTGATTTGATTGTGAGCGAAACCCTTAAAAGGTTTCGGTCAATCACTCACACTGCTTTACAGGAGACAGACCACTCTTTAGGGATTTTTTTAAATCAGTATCAAGCCTTCTACGATAACTTCAACATTGATTAACTAAAGAGTGTCTACAGAAACATTAATCAATTCCATTACCAGTATTATAACTCATACCATTTTTGACCTGAAGGTTATCTACTCTTTATTTAAGAGATACCATGCCTCCGTATATTCAGTATCTACTAATACAGAATGTTCAAGGGTCTATTCGTTTTAAAGTTTAAGGTGTTTTATGGGTTTATGTACTAATAAATATGCCGTTATTTTTCAAACAGCGTTTTTGGTAGTTTTATTTTATAAAGATACGAAATTATTTTGATATTACAAAACTTTTTTATTTATTATCTTATAAAATCGTATTACTCCATTCTTTTGTAACCTATCCATTTCAGGTTTAACATATACTACACTACCAACATACATAGCATCAGCATCAGACCATGCCCATATGTTATCTATTGTAATTGGTTTAGTACCTTTATCAGTTTCAATAAGGAATTGCACTTTGTATTTCTTACCAGTTTCTTTTCTCATTACAAACTTTTCTTCTTCTACTCTATCCTGCATTTCTTTAGGCAGGGAATTGAGAAGCGCCATTAATCGCCTCTCTAATGATAATATTCTATCTTCCATAACTTTTGTTTTAAAATCTTAAATCATTTAGTGAAAATCCACCAAACTTTTCTTTTTTGGTTTTATATGCAACGAATTGTGTTTCCATAAACTTAGCGTATTTTGTATAAGCATCGTTTATATTTTCTCTACTCCATTCTTTATATTTGGTTTGCTTTAAATCTAACCACCAAAATCCATTAGGGTTTGATTTACCTCTTTTATCATAGGCTCTTAATAACTTAATATCTTTTGATTTATTCTTTTTAAGAAAAGCTTGAATAGTTTCATCAGTAAGTTTAGTTGTTACACTACCATAAGGTAATTTGATATCAGCATCTTTTTCAAATCCTAATGCTTTAATAGCCATATCAGCATATTTGTATTGATATTTTCTAGCATCTATTTCCCAAGGTGCATCTTCGTATGTATGGTACTCATATTTCCCATTCCAGCTACCCCAAACATAAGAATTATTACCTCTACCCTTTGCAACCGCAAATTTAGATAATGACCCTTCTTTACATTGAATAGCATGTCTAATCTCATGCCCTAATACAGCTAGGATATCTTTGATTGAATTACCATAAAGGTTACGAATGTTTATTCTTACTTCTTTATTTGAGTCTGTATAAAATCCTGCATAATGTACCCCATTACCCCAATTAACCTCTCTACTGAATGTTAATTTGGTATCAACTCCAAACTTTTTGTTTAACCACTTATGTGCTTCTATACACATATTAACTGCTGTTTGCTCTGCGTTGTTTCTTACAACTAATCCCACTTTACTCATATTCTTAATTTTTGATTATACCTAAAGATACGAAGAATATACCAAATAAACAAGCTTTTTACCCTTTATTTTAGTAGTTCCCGGCTAACGTGTTGATACTCAATAAAAGATTTTTAAGTGATTTATCCACAAGTTATCCACATTTAGCTAACGTGTTGATAATCAATGACATAAAAAAGGTCCTCAAATAGAGGACCTTATAGGGGATAGGAAATATATACAGTAAATGGCAATTTAGAATAGATAAATCCCCTATTATGTTTAGTTATTAACTTCCGTATTCTGATTTTATATATCCACAAACTTTTTTAGCTGTTTCTTCATCACCATATCTAGCAGTTTGGTCTGCAATACATTCATCCCAAGGGTAACTTGTTCCACCCTCTGCGAAGTTGTATTTCTTTTCCATTTGTACTTTATCTGCTTCTGATGAAAGAGGTACACAATTAGGGACTGACCTACCATCTAAATCTTTTGTTCCAATTTGAACATAATCTTCATAACATGGGTCATTAGGTCCTTTTTCTAATGGAGCTGCTAAATTAATACCTTCAAATTTATTAATATAATTTACTTTAGCCATTACTTTAGATGTAGTATCTTTTATCTTACTCATATTAGATGTATCCCATTTATATTTGCATACAGCGTATCTTTGAGTTTCATCAGGAAAACTATCCTTTTCTTCACTCATACATCTTCCTATAAATTGGTCTTCACTTTCAGATGCGGTTGGTTTTACTGGCATATTATTTGGTTTTATCAATTAAATTTTGTATCTTTACAATATATTAATAACAATCAAATATGAAAAAGTATTACATTTATCACATTCCAAATGTAAAAATTGGATGTTCAACTAATCCAAAAGCTAGAGTAAAAAAACAAGGTTATGATTATTATGAAATATTAGAAATTTATACTGATATTAATATAGTATCAAATAGAGAAATGGAATTACAAAAAGAATATGGTTATACTATTGATAATACAACATATAAACAAAGTTATGATTGGTGTAGAAGTGGTAATGCACCAATAGAACCAATGCTAAAAGCAGCAAAAGAATGGAAACTTAATAATAAAGATAAACATATTGAGATTGCTAAACTTGGTGGATTAGCGCAAGGAACTATTCAAGGTAAAAAAAATGCTGAATCAGGCCATATGTCTTTATTAGGTAAATTAAATTGTTCAAAAATACATACATGTCCTCATTGTGGAAAAGTTGGTAAATCATCTTCTATGTTTCAATGGCATTTTAATAAATGTAAACACAAAATTGTTAAATAATAAACTAAGTTATAATGGGGCGTAAGAAAAATCCAAACAATCAATATTTTAATGAATCGGTCGAACAAGCGATTCAATTATATAATGCTTCACAAACACAATTAGAAAGGGATAGACATTTTCTTATTATTTATCCAGCAATATACAAAATAGCAGAAGTTTATTATAATAAGATTAAACCTGTTTATATGGAAGGTGAACCATTAGAAATTATGTTAGATTGTACTTGTTATCTTTCAGAAAGGTTATTTAGAATTAAGGAAGGTAAGGGAAAAGCATTTTCATACCTAACAGTCTGCGCTCGCAATTACTATATCTTTCATAATACAAGAGGATATACAGGAACTAAGAGAACGTTGAAATTAGACCAATTAAATGATAATTGGGATATAGCAGATGATTCAGATAAAAGATTGGATGAGATAGAACATACATCAGGTGTGTTGTACGCATTTGCTGATTACTTAGAATCTAATAAAGATAAATTAACTACCGCAGCTGCTAGAAAGTTTGTACCTGTAATTGATGAGGTTATTAAATTAATTCGTAATATAGATTCTATTGAAGATTTTAATCGTAGAACTATAATGAATAATCTAACTACAATAGATGGTAAGCATGTAGATAGACATTATATTACTAAAGTATTTAATAGAATCAGTTCTCACTACGATACTTTTAGAAAGGAATGGGATAGAACAGGTATGGCTATTCCGTACTTAGAAAAGCAAGAATTAACCGAAGAAGAAATACAATTTTGTGTTGAAAACTATTCTCCTCTAAATAATAGAAGATTCAGCGTATCTGGCTTTGCTAGAATGTTTGGTGTTGATGACTACACCGTTAGAAAGCAATTAGCTGAAAAAGGATTGTGTAAGGTTTAACCTATGGTATAGATTCTATTTTTGAAACTTGCTGATATAATATTATCATAACTTAAAGTTCTCCATCTACCACCAGTTGTTCTTAAGTTAAATTGGTTTTGAGATTCTTTAGTAGCACTACCGCCGGCATCTCCACCAACATAAGCTCCTTCATCCCACCACATTAGATATCTAGCAGTGTGAGGAGGTTTACCACTTCCATCAGCAGAACCTTCCGTACTCCACAATACATTTATTTTATCAGACTGATTGCTTGTTTTAAGCAATTGTAAGAATTCATTTATACTAATAGTCTTTTCATTTCTATCAGCAAATTGTTGTAAGTTCTTTAAGAAGGTATTTATCATTTCTTAATCTTTAATTGGTCCACCATCTACGTGAGCTGAACAACTTCTGTTACCATTACATTTGAAATCAAAAAACTCACAATACCCTAAATCACCAGCTTCTACAACATCCCAAGGGTCTGATTTAGTTTCTCCTTTACTTATACCACCAGCTATACATTCTAACATTGTTTTAGTAATATTAAATGCTGCACAATTAGAACAAGTTTCACCTTTAGCTTCCTCAACTGGTACATTCCATTTAGCTGCTATTTTATCCCAATAATCACCAGGATTTTTAATATCCAAAGGACCATACATAGCAGTATCAATAGCAACTTGTCTATTCTTTAAATTAGTTTTAATATCCTGCGTTGCCGGAGGACATTGTGCCATATTCATTCTCTTTAGATAAGAGGCTACTTTTAAATTAATCATTATTTATTCAATGTTAGTAAGTAAATAGTTTGTGCAATACTTGCAGCTATTTCATCAATTTGATTTTGTACCCAAGTCTCTTTATACAAATCATTTCTAGATGTTTGTACATATTGATAAAGATTTTGGAAATATGCAATTGTATCTTCAGTACTAGTCCAATCAGTTGGTTCTACTACAGTATACCCAACAGGTCTACCATATATACCAGCTACTGATTCTACTAAGCCATCTAAGCTACCTACTATACCATCATACCATTTATTCAAAGCTTTATGAGTTGAATAGCTAGTTGTTTGGTTATGCCAAAATATTGTTTGTTGTTTAGCTGAATTTAATGTACTTAAAAATTCTACGAATGTTGCCATAGTTTATTGTTTTATTGAAGCGAATACATCACTCCACATTTTTGTTTTTTTCTTTTTTGTTGGTCCTTCACCAGGATAAGATGATGCTACTGAAGGTTGTCCCTCAGCTTCTACTAATCCTAAACCTTTTAATTTATTGTGAGCCCAACCTAATGCTGCTTTACCACCCCATGCCATATACATAAGATATCCACAACCATCACCAAATGCTTTTGATGATTCTAAATCACCTTCATGTCTACTAAGAAATGAATACATTCTTTGAATTGTATCTACTGAAATAGGTTCACCCTTTGCTAATTGATTAGCTCTTTGCTTACCAACAGGAGTACCACAACTTCCCCAACCATTACTATTAGCCCACTCAATTGCTTTCTTAGCATTGTTCTTTACTCCATCTGGATAATCAGAATAAGATTCCATATCAACTCTTTTACCAGATTTATATCTGCTATCTTTTTTGATTAGGGCTTTCATTCTACTCAATATTATTTCAGCTTCTTCATTACTTAATTCAGTAATTTCTTTTTCCATAATATCTTCTACCATAGATGCTTCAACCAATTTATGTGAAAACATTCCCTCAATTGAGAATCCTTTTACATCACCAGTCTTTACATAGTTATTCCAGATATCATCATTATTAACTTTAAAAGTGCCAACCCAGCTACCAATTGGAAGACTAAGGCCATAGATTGCGGATTTATCTTTTGTTCTACTTTCAACAATCCAGCTTTCAACCAACGATATATTATCAATTTTTTTATCATGTTCTAATGTTGTTTCAGAGTTATATTTTTTTTCTAAATACATTTCAGATAACTTCTTAATTGTGTTAGGTTTAAAGAATACATAGTATGGATTACCCATCTCATCTACTCTTAAAATCTTTTTATCAGGAACCAATATAGGTCCCATTACAAGACGCTTTTCATCACTTATAGCTGTGAATTGTACACCTTGCTTATTGAAATAAACAAAGTTAGATTCAATTGCTGGTTCTTCTACCAATGAAATGGCGAATACTTCATCTGCATCATCTTCTAATACTAATTCGTATATTTGGTCTTTTATCATATTAATTTAACAATTTAATTTCATTTTATCCACTAAAGGTTGCTGCTCTTGTGGTTCTTCTATCTAATGCCTGTTGAGAAGTTACATCACCTGATACGACATACGCTTTCACGGGCTTATCACTTGCTTTAGATAGGGTCTGAGCAATTTGTGAGGTAGGATTATTACCACCCTCTGTACCGGAAATTTGAGGTACGCCTATCTTTGCAACAGTAGGTACTGTTGGTGCCGGCGCCGATGCTACTGGAGCTGCAGTACTTCCACTACTTCCACCACCATCAAATTGAGTTTTATCTATATTCTTAATTTGAACTGCTGTTGAGATACCTAATGCCACTGCGTTTATACCTTTCACAATAAAATCAAATGGAGAAGGTAATGTAGATGGCTGTGTAAGTATTTGTACGATACCACTAGCTGCAGATAATAAAGCTGTTGCTTTTTGCAATTTCTTTCTCTTTTCAAATGCTTCTTTAGATGTCTTAGCTTCTTCATCGTATCCACTAGCGATTGCTGATGTTACTGAACCTAATGCATCCAATGTTGCTGATATTACTTTACCATATGATGCAATCTCATCCTCATCTAATTGTTGTCTTAATTTAGCGTACTTATCTTTTATTGCTGTTTTCTCAGCTTCAGTTAATTCAGCTTTAGCTAATTCTTTTGCTTCTTCTGCATCTAATATTGCTGCTCTTGCTTCAAAATAAGCTTTAGTACCAGTAATCATACCAGCACTTCTTAATTCTAATAATCTTAACTCATCATCAATAGCCTTAACATCCTTTTCATTCTTCTTAAGTTTAGCATCATCATCTATTTTTGCTAAATCATTTTCTAATGCTGTTTTAAGATTCTTACGGATTTCATTCTTTTCTTCTTCACTTCTTTTAATGAATTCTTTATCAGCCTCTAATTCCATTAAAGCATCATCATATTGCTTTTGTCTTTCAGCTTTACTTCTTACTACTTCATCTTTAATTGCAGCAATACGAATTTCAGCTACCTTAGAATCAAATTCACTTACCTTTTTATCAGCATCAGCTTTCTTTTCTAAATCCTCTTTATTGTATTTATCTTCAATCTTTTGTACATCTAAACGATATGCTTCTTTTACACCTGTTAAATCTTTAATACCAGCTTTTTCTAATGCAGCTATATCTTCATTTAACTTTTGTCCTCTTTTAAATACTTCTGAATCTCTTTCAGTAATTGTAGATAAGTAAGCTTCAACTATTACCTTTTCAGCAGCCTCTAAAGCTTTCTTTTCTTCTTCTTTTTGTTTTAATTTAGCTGCTTTACTTTTTTCACCAAGTTGTGCAGCTTTAGCATCTGCTTTTTCTTTTGCAGATAATTGTGAATCTAATTCAAACTGAGAGTTAGAAAGAATTTGTTTAGTAATATCTTGTCCACTCTTTAAAATCTTTTTGTTTAATTCTTCACTTAGCTTTAACTTTTCTTCAGCACTTAATTTATCATTCTTATTTAATTCTCTTGATTGTTGGAATAATTGCTCATCATAAGCTCTAAGATTTTCTAATTTTTCTTTATTAAATCCTTTTTGTAATTCAACAATTTCAGCTTCACTCTTACCTGCTAACTTAGCTCTTGTCACAGCCGCTTTAGCTGCTGTATCTAATGCTTCTGCATCATTTTGTAATAATCTTTCTTGCTCCTCAATAGTTGCGTTAAATGCTTTAGCTGCTCTATCAGATTCTTCAGTTGAGCCGGCAAATTCAATTAACTTAGATACTGCATATCCAATTGCTACTACTAATGCACCAATACCAGTTGAAATTAATGCAGCTGATAAAGCCTTAGCTCCTGTTGCTGCAACACCTTCACTTACACCTAAAGCAACAAATGATTTAGATAAAGCTTGGTTAGTAAATTCATATAATTTAGTAAGACCTGTAAGTCTACCAATACCTTTACCAATATCAATTACATCTTTAGATAATTCACCAAATGATGAACGAAGGTCACCAAATTTAAGTGATGTGAATGTTTTTAAAGATAATACAGTTCCAGCTACTGAATTACCAATGTTTCCAATAGGACCAGGTAATTTACCCAATACCTCAACGAAACTATCAGCTCCAGTTCTAGCTCCTTTTAAGCTATCTTCAATATCATTAATTCTTGCTTGCGCAACCTTAAATTCTTCTGTATCTAAAGGGATACTTCTTAATTCCTTCTTCAGCTTTTTTAATTCAGCAATTGAAGATGAGGTATCAATATCAATTTCGGTTGTGTATTTTGTTACATTATCTGCCATGGCTATTTTTTACTTTTCCAATGTCTTTTTATTAATTCTCTAAAAGCTTTCCAGCTATTAGGTCTTTTGTTAATTCCTTTAGCTATATCTACATTGTGAGATACACCATAAAAATCATCCATTGCCAACAAATCTATTATATTCTTTATCATATTAATTTAACATTTAAGAAGTTACATTTAATGAACCCTCTAATATAGGTCCTAATAACTGAATATTACATTCTCCTGTTGATAGATTATAATCATTAATCGCTCTAAGGTGATAATCGTTTCCTCTAAAATTCACAATATCATTTAATTCCATATCAAAATAATCAGCCAAAGGAATGATAGCAGATGCATTCATTATTCTAGTTCTAGGATTATAAAGTAATTCAACATATCTACTCCAATAATCAGAATATAAAGAATTGGTTGGTGTACTTCCATATACAGATTGCTCATTATTAAAAAGTAATGATTTAGAACCTGTTGTTGGAAATTGAGAACCAGATACTACACTGTAGTTATCAAAATACGGAAATGCTGTCTGTTCATAAGCGTATATTGAAGCGCTACTTGGTAAATTAAATCCTTGTATATAATAAGCTTCACAATCAAGCATACCATTTGAATAAAATATTCTTGGTTGAACTCTTGAAGGAGCATAATCAATTGAAGAAATGTAAGTTGGAATGTATATAGGTATTTTTTGTGCCATAATTATTTATTTTAAACTCCTCCGCAATTTTGTGTTGAAAATACATTACCACTGTATATAATTAGTGAAGTATAATAATCGTATGCACCAACTAAAGACCATTTCCAATATTCATAATTACCATTAAATCCAATTGATAATTGGTCATCATAGAAGAATTGTCTAACATTTTCAGGTGTAGAAGATGCAGCATATACTGTTGTTGGATAGTAAGATGTGTTATTACATGCATTATATTTACTATTCCATCCTGCATCCCCAATTTCATACGCATATGAAGTTACAGGTGTAGGGTTTAATCCAGCTACAGAACCTGATAAACCAGTATTAGTTATTTGTAATAATGGTGTTGATGCCAATGCCGTCTTAACTTCAAACTTACCTTGCGAAAAGAAGTTTTGAGTATCTACATAATAACTCTTACCAAATTCTCTATTAGCAGCTTTACTAAATTGTAATGAAACATAATCTTGGTCTAATGTATCACCAAAATTTAATTCATTAACAGCAAAGTTATTAGTTGGTATAACCTCAATCATTTTATCAAGGTTAATATATCTATCAAAATCCCATCTTCTACCTTTATCATACCATCTATTAAAAGATTCTACTATAAATTGATTAGCTCTATTTTTAGATGGATACATTACCAAATTAAATTTCTTTTGAATAGATGTAAGGAAATCAATTTGTTTAATTCCTCTAGTACCATATGGCATATTCAAAGGTATATCCATTACTAATCCATCACCTATTGATGTTGCTTTATATACATCTAAAAAAGATTTAGGTTGTCCACCTTGGTCTAATGTTAAAGTAAAGTTTGAAGCTGAACCTGAGTAATTATACATTAAATAAAATGCGTAAGAACCTGATGGTAATAAATCAGAATTGAATTGCTGTGTTACGTTAAATGTTTGTGTTCTTGTTGTAGGATTATTATATTGATAAACTTGGTCCATATAAGCATTTATCACTCCTAATCTTTGGTCAGAAGTATTTACATTTGTATCTACATTTTTAATTTTAAGTGTAAATAAAGGTACACTATTTCCAGCACCAGAAGCACTTATTTGAAAATTAAGATTTATAAGTCCTCTTAATTGAGTTGGATATGTATTACGAAATACTAAATCACTTCCCATTTGTCCACCAGGATTTGTTATGATATTAGCCCATGGTAATCTATAATCAGTAGTTGCTGTCAATACAATATCAGTAGCTCCACTTCCTGATATAGGCGCTATTCTAAATTGTCCGTATGTTTCAGGGTTTGCTTCTGCGTATAATGGATATCTTAATTGTCTATTACAAACCAAATATATATCATCTAACCCACCATCGTTAATAAAGGATGATGAATAAGTAAACCCAGCTTCTGCAAATATAGCATCCCATACAACCTTAGCTTTAATAGCAGGTTTAAAATCCTGCACACATAAAGCATCATAAGGTGAATCTATTCCATAGTTAGCTTCTTCAGGATTGTATTGTATCTTTTGTCCATATTCAGCTAAAGGATAAACTATATCACCATTAAATAAACTACCACTCCAAGAAGATGTAATAGCTGAAACTGATGATGTGTGATTATAAGCTGCTAATGAAGTTAAATCATTTAAATAAGCTCTACTAATTTGTCTAGCAAAAGAAGATACAGCTCCATAGATTGTTACCTCATATGAATCAATAAATTTATTTTGATATAAACTTACTTTATTTAATTGTAGATAACCTTGTGCTAAATAAATACCCTGAAAATCTAAGTAACAAGGTACTTTAACGTTAGTAGCAAATGTATCAGGAGATTGAACACTAATATCATAAACGTGCTCAAAGAATGCGTTATTCTTTTTAGAACCAGGCAAAGTAATTTGTCTAGTAAAGTCAGCAGGTATAACACCCAAATCAAAAAGACCAGTTACGTTATCCGATAATAGGACTTGTTCATCTTTAAATAAATCAAGTATTTGTCCTTCAGCTACTAAATTAAACTTAATTCCTTGTGTACTAATTACTGACATATATTAGATTATTAGTTTATAATTCTGACCAAATCTGAAATCAAATGAGTATTGAATTAATCCATCTACTACATTAGTTTTAAACTCAATAGAATTCGTATCTATGGTGATAGGCGTTAAATCCTGAGAGCTTTCTGTAGTTACATAGTATATTTCATCACTTAATAATAATTGCTTCAGGATATCGTTGTAATTCTCAGGAATCCAAAATGTATTTACATTTAATCCCTGATTAGAATCTACCAAATAGTTAAGATTTTGTGAATCGTAATTATTGTAGCTTAAAGTACTACCCTGCCAAGTACCAACTTGTGGCTGGTAAGTCCTCTTTTCAGTTTTGAAAGATTTCTTACTAATCATATAGAAATTGAAATAATCAAATTGTCCGTATCTATTTTTCCATTTGATTCTAACATTAGGATATTTTTGTAAACAATTATATTCATATCTTATTGAAGGAGCTAATGCAGTACTACTTTTAAAAGGTTGTAATGTGTACCACTCTAATCCATTTGAACTAAAAGGAAATCCTGTTTGAGCTGGGAATAAAGGAACTTGTTGTATTTGTTGAGAAGAAGATATACTTCCACTTACATTTATATTTGCCGTTCCTAAATTTGATTCATAGGTTATTTTAGTAGGTAAATCAGATTCACCAGCACCTTGAGTATATACACCCATTGTACCTGTATTAAGTTCATAAAAAGATTGTGTTACAGGCCCATCACTCATTAATGGCCAATAAGGTGACTTACCATATATTGGTCCGTTGATTGCTTCTTGAAATAAACCATACCCATCTAAAGCTTTATATACATCAGATTCAACGTGAGAACTTGTCACATAAGATGAACCTGATAAATAGCGATAATATCCATCAACTTTATAAAATTTTACATTTGATGGATTAGTTTGTCTTAAATCCTGTAATGTAGAATTGATTACTCTACTTACATCAAAAATACCCACTCTACTTGCATTTGGATACTTTACTAATTGATATTTTATAGAACCTGATTGGTTTAGTGAACCAGTCCAATAGTATAAGTCTGTGAAATATTGGAATGATGAGCTTAATACAACATCACCACTTTCCGATAGCGTAAATGCCATTGGAGATTGTGCTAATGATGCGGTTGCTGGATTTTGTGTTATAGAAAGAGACATCGTTAAATCTTTTTAATTTAACAACTTAAGAGGATTATGTTATTGATGGTTAGCTTTTCTTAAATCCCAAGCTTTCCATCTCATCCTCAATATCAGCTTGAATTGCTTTAATATATCTATTGATTAACCCATTATTACCTAACATAGCAGCATCAACTACTCTTTTAAGTTCTGGGTCTTTACCTGCATCTGCTGCAAATGGTCTTGGTACACCATATCCACTTTGAGTTCCATTACCCCATTCTACCCATTTACCATAAGTTGCTCCCGGAGGTGCAAAGTTTAGGGATATTGTAATATTACTTAATTCTTCTTTGTTTCCTAATTTTGTTGAACGCATTGTAGCCATATTAGCTGCAGTGTTATACGAACCAATTCTTCTATATAGATTGCCAGCATTTTCACCTTTACCAATAATAGGTTTAACAGGTTTGTTAGGATTACGACCAGGGTATCCTTGCAACATCTTATCCTGCGCTGTTTTGCGATATGCATCAGCAATTGCTTTAACGCCAGGAAATGAGAATGCAGCCATTATGGATAAAGATTAAATAAACATCTTGGTCTATCGTTATGAGAAATTAAATCAAATGAACAAACCCATCCGGCTAATCCATTTGGAAAATCTTCTCTAAATGCTATACAATTTATATTACCATCAATATCAAATGCTTGTACTGCATATTCTGTATAAGATAGTAAATCGTTTATTATAGATAAGGTGTTAGCATGTATATCAACCATATCATCAGTACCATAGAAAGGTACAGTTTGCGCATTATACACTCCGGTTGATTCGTTATTCTTTAACTTAAGCTTGTCAGCAACTGTAAGTTGGCAAGAATAGATAGTTTTTGAACCATTAAACTTAGCTTCAGTTATTAGTATATTCCCCAATGGATATGGAGGAAATTCTAAGTCATCTAATTGAGACATATCACCTGTTGATACTTGCTCAATAGAAGGATGATTGCTCATTATTGTTTTAAAATAATCTAATGCGTTATAGTATAACGAATAGTTAGTTGCCTGATTGTTTACTACAGCCATAATATTATAAATTTATACCACCAAAATATGCATTACCCATATCAGGGAATACCTGAGTTTGATTACCAATTGATTGTAGGTATTGAGGTATTTGATTTGAGTATGATATTAGATAGTTTTGCATTCTAGTTGCGTAGAAATCTGCTGAGTTAAGAGCCTTTTGTAATAGATAATCTACTTGGTCTTTACCAACAGTTTCTGAGTTATCAGTTTTTAATCTTACAGCTCCTTCACTCTTAAATTGTGTATTTGAAAATGGAAGATATTCTGCTACTGAATACCAAATAAGTGTTGGCTTAATATGGTCATTAATTAAATCTTGGTAGTATGGACCTAATTGGCTTACAGTACCTGCTTCTATTTGTGCTTGTAAATAATAGAAAAGAACAGTACCTAATAAGTTTAAAAGGTATTTGTCTTGTGCTGTTCTCACAAATGATAGTAATCTATCTGCATCAATAGAACCCTGTAATGGAGTTTGTTTGATAATATCGTTTCTGCTTATAAATAATGCGTATGCCATATTCTTAGTTTGTTTTATATACTTCGTATTCTTTTGTAAAATTAGGATTGCTCATTGATATTGGAGTTGTTTGGTCTTGAGCCTCACCACCTACACCCTCACCTTCCGTATCGGTAACTGCTGGATTCTCACCAACTTCTGCTATATCTTTTTTAACTTCTTCAATAGTTTGTCCAGTTGCTTCAGCTTGTGATGCTAAAAGAGCTGATGGAGTAGATTGTTCAAAGTATAATCCTAAGTCTTCCCATCCACCATCAGAAAGTGCTTTATCTAATTGGTTTAAAATCAAATTCTGGAATGGTTCTATTGTCATAGTTTGAAGAATAGAGTAAGCTGTTTGCATTTCCTCACTGTTAGAACTAAATCCGTTTACAGCCGTTCTAATACCCATTAAAAGTGGCGATGTAACTCTATGTGAAACCAATATTCTATCCTGTGCGTAATCTGCTACATATTTAAATTTCTCATGCAAATTATCAGTTTGGATAGTTTCAATTGTTGGTTGTCTTTCCTTATCATCATTGAATGTTAAGATAAATCTACCAGCGTTTCTAGTGCCTGTAAATTTAGATTCAATCATATCTTCAATTGTATCTCTTTCTTCAGGAGCTGGAATACCATTGTTCATATTAACCATCACTAATGGTAAGAAACCATTCTCAATATTGTTAAGATGTAAGTTAGATAATTCAGCTTCTACATAAGCAAATTGTAAACCAGCAAACCAATCAGGTTGTGAATAATAGAATTTACCAGGTGAATAATCCTTTATATAAAGTAATTCCATCTTCTCATTTGATGTACCGAAAGCAGGAATATATATTTTATTTCTTTGAGCTTTCATATCATTCCAATTAGTACAATAATAATATCCTTCAATTTTAGGAGAAGTATATAATTTTTGTGCTCTAATACTTTGTACTGGAGTATGATACATTTTAATAATCTTTGTATGCGAATCATCCCAATATACTTGGAAACATCCATTACCATATAATTTTAAATCAAATATTACTCTTTTAATTTCTTCTTGAGATAACATCTTTCTGAAATCATCTTTAAGAGCTTCGTTTTCACAATAGATACCTTTACCAAATATCATATCAGCTATACCACCAACACAAGCTGCATTAGTTGTAGAGTTGTTATATGAATCAGTTATGTTACTAAAGAAATCATCAGGCATTATGATACCAACAGGTATCCACGGATGTCTTGTCTTTGTATCCTCAATAATAACTGGGATATCTTGTTGTGTAAGGTTTACTACACTAAAGTTTTGTGCTACTTTCATATTAGTCTAAAATTATATATTCGTTTTCAGTTAAATTGCTCTTATATACTTGCTCTAAAGGAATTTGGTTTTCATAATTAGCTTTATCCACCGATTGAGATGTATAAACTTGAACAGAACCATTCCAAATAGAAGAAGTGCCATCAGATATGTATGCTCTATATTCCCCACCAACTAATGATGATGAAATAGAAGCTGTGAATGATAACATACTTTCGTATGCATTGTAGGTATATGGTGAAATTGAAGAAGATGAATTCTTTAATGTCATCATATTCTGCAAGTGTAATGTAAGATTAGAAGAACCAGTTGGGGCTGTTCTAAATGTGAATATATTACTTCCTGAAATATAGTATGCTAACATAGCGTGTCTTTAACTTGTTTTTATCTATTAATTTAACAACTTACAAATTCTTTTTAGTTATTAGACATAAAAAAAGGGAGAACTTTGTCCTCCCTTTAATATTTTAAGTGTAATACTGATTAGTTATTGCTACCGTATACAATTGTTGGTTTATTCGTTGCACTTCCGAAAGGATTTGCAGCTGAAGTAGAACCAGAGATAAAGTTTGCAGGAACAGGTTCAGTACCAGTAAAGGTAACTGAGTATCCGTACAAATCACCTAATGCAGCTCCAGTACCAATAGTACCAGCAGTTACATCAGCTCCCAAAGTCTTACCTACTAAGAAAGAATCACCATTGTTTGTTACAACAACGATTTGAGGTCTTCCATAAGCCATAAGCTTCAATTGAGTATTCATCTCTTGTGTGATTTTCTTAAGGTTTAACACTAACTCCTGAGAGAAGAATGTTGTACCGTTTTCACGAGATGTATTAACAGTTTCAGTATATGCACTTGTTCCTTTCAACTGATAGTAGTATGCACTAGCAGATGGGAATGAAGTAATGTAGCCAGAAGCATCAGTTGTGAATGAACCAGATGTACCATTGTTATTAACATAGTTAATAAAATATACACCACTCAAACCACCGATACTCTCTTTACAAACTTCGTTTCTTCCTGATGATAAATCACAAGCCATAGTTTTGTTTTTTAGTTTTGTTAATTTTGTTTTAAGTGAAGGGAGATATAGTTTTAACTTTAATCTCCCTATTACTCACTCAATATTTTTCTTATGGGATATAGATAACTGCATCACTTCCGATACCGAATTGTGTTGCTGCTGTATATCTCATTATGATTCTAAAGTTTTGAGAACCATCAATTTGTGCCATGTCTAACACTCTTACTTCATTGTAATCACTCATCAAACCAGTACCGAAGTATAAGTTAGATTTTTGAGCTGCTACGATGTAGTTAGAAGTCATACCAGGACACATAACGATTTCAACACCATTGAAGTTCATTGGTTTTTCACCAACGTTCATTTGGTTGTTCCAACCGTTTGCACCTTGTGCTCCACCAGCTAATGCTTGTTGATAAGCTTTAGCCACGTTTGTTGGTACATAGATTAATAAATCTTCTTTACCATAAACAGTGTTAGGGATTGTGTTGTACACGTTATCCAATCTAGCTAATACGTTAGATGAATTGATTGCACCTGAACCAGTTGCTTGTAATACAGCACCTGCTCCACCAGCTGCTACTGAAGCTGATAACGCTGGTAATAAACCTGCGAATTGGCCGTTAGTTGCTGCTACACCAGTCCAAATAGATTGTTCAGTTGCTTGAGCTACTGTACCACCTACATAGCTGATTAAGAAATCAGTAAAGTCTTTTGGAATCTCGTCAAATGCAGAGTATCCTAATTGTAAAGCCTCCCAGCTATTTACAAAGTTTTGCTTACAAAGTTCTAAGTTAACTTGTAATTCTTTTGGTTCTATGATTCTCTCAGTAAGAGCTACAGTTCCAGAAGTAATAAAGTTACAAGAAGCATCGTTCACAATAGAGTTTACAGCGATTTTTTGTAATACTTGCTTATACTTTACGTTAGGAAGAATAGTGATATACTTCTTGTCCAAAGTAGTAGCAGATAACAACGCCGCTGCGATGTACTTACCAGCGAACTCACCTGCGTAGGTAGTAGTTATTGCTGGTTGTTCACCTGCGAATTTTTGTAATTTTCTCATGTTAAATGATTTTTTTGTTTTGTTTAATTATATAATTTTGATAAGAAAGTGTTCTGTGAGTTTCCTACAGTATTTTTCTTATTACTAAATTTGTGTGTTGGTTTTGGTTCATCATCAATTGGTGCACCATCCAATTTTGGTAATTCTTCTTCATCAGAATCAACTGAATCTTCTTCATCACCATCAACTGCTGCCATTGATACAGGCTCAGTTTTTTCTGTTTGAGATTCTTTAGTAGGAGCTTTATCAATTAAGTGCTCTTTTACTAATTTCTCTAATTCTTCAATTCTATAAGAAAGAGTTTCCATAGTTTGAGGAATATCTTGTGGCTCAGTTTGAATTTCATTCGGAGCTTCTGGAGATGCGATATCATCACCTGCGATACTTGCCATATCAACAGCTTCATCCGTTGCCGGAGTTTCTTCTTCTACATTGCTTCTTTCAACTATTTTACCATCTTGAACTTGTACTTGAATTCTAACGTCTTTACCTTCAGAATCTTTAAGAACAACTTCATGCTCACCATTAGGTGCTGGAGTTTTAGTTCCATCTTCGTGTACTACTTCAATACTCTCACCTAAATCAAAGGTAGGAGATTGTAAGATTGTACCATCAGCTAGTTTAGCGTCTGTAAATTGAACATCTTCCTTCACTAAAGAAAGAGCTGCTAATACTTTATCTAATACTTGTTTTGCGTTCATATTATTTTTGATTTAATTATTTAACAATTGTTTGTTTTTTTGTATTGATTTTTTGCTTTATGGGCAAGGATTAATATTTGGATTTGTTTCTTGTCCTATTGCGTAGAACTCTCCACTTGCTGTGTATATGTGATATGTGTAATGGTCAGTTCCAATCATTTGTCCACCAGTTGCTATTGGAGCTCCTTCGTATCTTAATGCTACGAATCCACTTCCACCTTTAGAACCTGATATATTATAGAATGAGCCACCTGCTCCACCACCAGTATTATTTCCTGCGTTAGAACCAGTTACTGCTCCACTCTCTCCAGGTGCTCCTGGTCTAATTAATAAAGGACTTAATGTGAGATTAAAATTAGATGAAGATGCGAAATAGTGATATGTGAAAGAACCTGAAGTTACAATTGTACCACCAGTTGCTATTGGAGTACCTGAATATCTTAAAACTACAGTACCATTACCACCACTACCAGAAACAAATGGAGAACTAACAGT